AATCTTTTGCCGGTCGCGGATCCGCTGAAACTCTGCGCATAGAAACGCGCCTGTCCGCCTGTCCTGCAATCAGCAAAAGCGATGCTGAAACCGGGCGTGCCGGTTAAGGTGTTGACGTATGTGCTGGAATAAGGATTTGCCCACCATGCGCTCTCAAAAGGTTCGAATATCCCTCCATCTTCGGCGCGAATATGACGTTGCGCGGACCCGCTGATTTTCCAGTCCGCATACTGTTGAACAAGTCCGTTATTGTGAACGTAGACGTGAGCCCCATTGGGAACATCGCCAAACTCGAAATCTTCGAGCAACACCGGCCCTCCGCCCTGGACATCAAAACCGTCTCCATTGCTCGCTTCGACTTTGAATCCGTCAAAAGTAACGGTTGTCTGATTGACATTAATATAGAAAGCCGTTGCGTCAGTTTGAATGAGGACATTTCCCGGATGCTGCCAATTTCCTATAAAGTTTAAAATGCTGCCGCCGAGGACATCCGGAATTACAGCGCCGGCATTATAGGTTCCGTCCTCTACGTTGATAAGAACAATCCATTGATCCGCATCGATTTCTTTGGTTGCCGCGTCGACGGCTCGCTGAAGCGTAGCGAAGGCATGAGCTGAGTCGTTACTAGAACCATCATTGGTATCATTGCCATCTGTTCGGACAAAATAACTTTTGTATGTCTGAATCAGCGTTCGAGCCGGCGCCGGAGAGGGAACGCTGCTGGCGGTGATGACGAGTTTGTCGTCGACGATCTCCATCGAGATCAAAGATCCTTCTTTGATCGTGAAGGGCGCGGCGAACGTTCCGATCTCGGAGTCGTCCGCGTGCTCGATTTTAATCACGTCGATGTCGCTCATACCGTCTGCTCGACCTGTTGGAACGTGGTGGTTTTAGATCCTGACTGCAGGAAACGGAACGTCAGGAAGTAAATCAACTGCGTGATGATTCCGGCCTGCGCCGGGTCCACGATCTGCACGAACCCGATGATGTCGCCGGCACTCCAGGGAATCCTTCGTTGGAAAACGAAGCGGACCCCGCCTTTCTTCTGGATCGCCTGAGAACCCGGAACGGTTCCGATGACCTGGTAGTCGACCGTGGGCCAACCCGAAACGGAAGGGTCCTCGACGATCTCGACGTGGGTGCATGGAGTCGTCACCGTGACCGGTACCGGCTGCAGGCCCACGGAGAACAAAAACGTTTTCATGGCTGTTCTACCAACTGAAAGTTCGGGCTGCCGGTGGTGACCTTCACGAAGCCGATCGTCTCGCCCGCGTTTTTCATCGCCGCGAAACTCAACGTGACCGACTCGCCCGAAGCCTTCTGGATCTCAACGGAATTCGGCGCGGTTCCTTTCAACTGCCAAGCGGTCGTCGCCGTCGCCGCGTCTTCTTTGATCGTGGCCTGTCGGCACGGGACCGTCAGAACGACCGGGGTTTCCTGGGTGCTGCTCACCGCGAAGATCGAAGTCTTCAACATGTGTCGCCGTCCTTTCGCTTTCTCTTCGAGAAGGAGGGCCAACCGCGCCCTCCTTCGCGAATCGAAAGAGGATGCTGCTAGTTGACCTTGTTGGCGACGCCCGTCAGCACCGCTCCGCACCACGGCAGATAATGTTGCTGCGTGATGAAAGCGTAGATGCCGATCTCGTGCGTCAGGTTACGATAGGGCCACTTCACGCTGAAGTGATCTTCCAGCGTGACGATTCGGCGAACCACAGGGATCGACTGCCCTGCGGCCGGGTACGGGTTGGTGGTGATGTCGAACCAAACCGTTCCGTCCGGCAGCCACGGGTGAGCCGAAACCGGAACCGTCTTCTTCGCCGTGGTCGAAGAATATTTCCAATGGTACTCGCTGACGATCTGGCCGCCGATGATCTTGCCGTCGGAATCGCGGTCGATGATCAAACGCTGAGCGCCAGGCCCCGAGGCAGAAGTGAGGATCGCCCGCGAAGCCGATTGGATCAACGCGCCGCCCAACCAGATCTTGTCGATCGAGGCTTTGAAGTTGATCCACAGGTAGTCGGCCACGTCCTCGAACTCCTTGATCGTCCCGTCGCCGTTGGAAGTGAACCCGGTGGGCGTCCCTGCCGTTCCGGTGATGTCTTTCAAATAGGCGGTGAATCCGTTCGTCGCGCCGTAAGTCTGGAAGTGCCAGGTCAAAGCGCCGGGGAAATCCAGGAGGTTATAGCTGGCGTCGGCCGCCAACCCCGCGTCGGCCGCCGTCTGCAAACTCCCGGTCAGCGGCGCCGTAAAGGTCGCCATGCAAAGCGCCGTCACTCCGTTGAATTTCGCTCCTGCGGCGTTGGACTTCCCGATGTACCAGGCGTACCCGACCGCTCCGTTCACCGGCGCGACTTTCACGTCGATGCCGTGGGAGCCGTCGAGCGAAACGCCCGAGCTCGCCGCCGAGATCTGCGAAGTCCCGCCGTTGATGGCGTCCTTCGACCCGTCGGCGTTGACCCTTTGCACCGGGATCGCGCAGCCCGTCGAGGTCGCCATCGCGACGCCCCACGGAGTCAGCGCGACGCAGTACACGTAATAAGTGCCCGAGGCGTACGTGCCGGTCGAGGCCGACTGTAATCCGCTCGGCTGCGGGCACTGCCCGAGGACGTACCCGCCGTATCCGTTGACCGAGCCGTTGCCGGGGTTCCCGAACATGATCATTTTCTCCTCGCCGTTCAACAGGGCGTTCAGGTTCGTGAACTGCGCGATCTTCAGCGCGTCGTCGAATCCCAAAGCCTGAGAGTAAGCTTGGAAGGTGGCCGAAGCGTCTTTGCCCAGGTAGGCGTACGGGGCGTAGGCGTCTTTCTCCGACACTGCGGTGTAAGCGTTGCGGTGGCCTTCCGACACGGCCGGATAGCCGGACACGTCGACGCCGACGATCTGTTTCCAGTTGACGCCGGGGCCGCCGACTCGAACGCCGTTGTACATCGGGTACACGCGCGGCGTTTCAGACAAGATCGGATAGAAAACCGGATAAGTCTGTTTGGCCGTTTCCTCCAGGTAGTAGAACTGCACCCCGGAGTTGGTCGCGATCCCGAAGGTGGTGGCGTCCTTCTTCATTTGGGCAAACAGCGCAAGGGTGCGCTCGCTCATTCCTTCGAACATGGTGCTCTTTCTCCTCTCGTTAAGGCGGCCGCAGGGCCGCCTCGGGTTTCGTGCTGGTAAACGTCCATGTGGGAATTCGTGGAGCGCGTCCGTGCGTCCGCGTTTCTGGGTGCAGCGACTTACTTGGGCGCGAACTTAGACAGAGGACCGCGAGCGAAATCGCTCACGTCTTCGGCCGGTTTGACGCCCGACATGGCTTTCAGGATCTCGGAGGTGTCGCCCTGGGCGGCCTTCTCCATGTTCGCCTTGGGCACTTCCGCGTTCGCGTTGTGGGCCTGCAGGCCCGCGACGCTGGTGTCGTTGGCTTTCACGGCGAGGTGGGTCTTCGGCCCGCCCTCGGCTAGGTCGTTGCGATCGCCGATGCCGGCAGACGCGGCGGCTTTGCGGTTCTGCCCTGCCGTCTGCAGCGCCCGCTCGACTCCTTTTTCCCCGAGCATGCCTTCGAGCATGGTCCCGATGGCCGTGTCGATCCCGGTTTTGATCTTGTCGTCGATGCCCTTCGCCATTTCGTCCAGCTTGGCTAGGATCGTGGTTTCCATCGTCTTGATGGTGCTAGAGGCCCCACTGGCAGCAGGGTCCGTGGACACGGGTTCGTTGCCTGAAGACGCCGGTGCCGTTTCGCCGGTGCCGAGGATCTTGTGAAGCTTGTCCATGTGATCGTCCATCTCGGCTTCACGGTCCTGATGGGCCTTGTGCATCTTCGCGTGGAAAGCCTTGTGCGCCGCGTGCATTTTTTTGATGTGGTCCAGTGCTGACGCCGCCTTTTGGACGGCTGACATCGTTGCCATTTTACCGCCTCCTATGGATGCCGCCTTTTTGGCGGACGTTGTAAGTTCGCCGACTTCCTCCTCAGCCATGCTGAGGAATGTTTCGGCGAGTGATTCTAAATCCTTTTGGATCAAGTCCGGCAATTCGGACTCGTCGCCCTCATTCTCGCGCTCCCACTGGGCGCTCATGCGGATGTAGGCGAGTTGCTGGAGGATTTCTGCCAGGCGTTCGACGTCGTACATGTCTTTCTTGAGGTCAACGCCCATCTCTTCGGCCTTCGCTTCCAGGATCGCCAGGGCCGCTTTGTGCAATTCGGCCTTGACCACATCCCGTTGCGCTTTCGACATCTGTGCGAACGCCATGGTTTTCTTTTTCCCTCCTTTGAAATTGATGGTTCGGAAACTGTCCTCCTCGAAATCACCGGGGTCCCGCTGACGAAAGCGATAGCTGTCTTCCGTCTCGTCGGCCTCGGGCGCTTTCAAATCGTGATCCTTCAACCACTGCTGACAGTCACTGGCGGTCCACTCGGATTTGGGCGAGAAGATGATCGACTGAACGGTCGTCGTGGTTTCGCCCTTCAGGTGGCCGATGACGGCCTGGATCTTTTTCTTCGCCTTGATTAATCGGCCGCAGGTTGAACACGCGCATTCGAGGGTCGCAAGATTCACCCATTTGAAAAATCCTCTCGAAGGAAAACCCGCGACCGCCTCCGCCTTGCACGGGCAACCTTTCTCGGGATCGTACTTGCAATCGCCGCAGCCCTGCTTTTTGAAAGCCCGTTTTTCAACCACGCCGTCGGCCCGCACGAAATCGAAATGACCTTTCGGCAGACACGGGTTGTCGACGAGCGAAACTTCGGCCGGGTTCGCGGTGTAGTGCACGAGGCCGTCGTTGCCTTTCCACGTCTTCACGTACTCGCCGCCGTGCGAGAAACCCGTGTACACTCCTTCGAGGCAGTTCGTCCACGCGTCGTCGTTGACCACCTTGAAGGTCATGTAGATTTCTTTGTCCACGTCGTTGAACTCGATCGTCTTTCCCGCGCCGACCGCTTTCAGCTGGTGCATCTCCCGCAGGTTCCCGACGTTCTTCCCTCCGGTGGCTTTGGAAAGTTCGTCGCTCCAAGCCTTGTAGAACGGGACGGTGGATTCGTAGTCGCAAACCTCCTTGGCCTTGTCGGGCTGCTCGGCCGTGACGACGCCGCCGACTTCGCGTTTCATTTCGTCGATCTTGGTGATGCGGACGAACTTCCGGAAAAGCATTTTCGAGGGTTCGGCCTTGGACGCAGCCGGTTTGCCCTTCGCTCTCACGAGTGCCATGTCAAAGCCTCCGCGTTAGGAAATTAGTTTAAGCGTGGACCTCTTCGTAATCCTTCTCGCCGAATTCGGTCAACTGCCTGCGCTCGTGCTGCAGGTAATTCAAGTGGCCGACGTTGCCGTTCTCTCCGACCGTGTGCCATTTGCACATGTGCTGAAAGAAGTGGAAGCAGTCCATGTCTTTCGCGTTCCAACACGCGATCACGTCCTGCGTGTATTGCTTCACGGCCGCGAGTTCCATCGCGATCAACTCGTCGATCGTTTCCGTGGTCGTCTTCCCCACGGTCGCCGTGGCCGCTTCGACCTCGGCGAAGACCTCGAACAGTTCGAGCCTCTTCGCGATCTTTTTCATGTATCCCCGGCATTGGCAACCGAGTCCCTTTAATTCCTTGCCGGTCTTCAGGCCGAGTTTTTTCGAGAGCGCCCGACCGTTGAGTTTGTAAACTTCAGCGAGCGTCGCTTCCGTGTTGATGGCCGCCTGAAGCGCCGCGATCACTTTGTCGTTGCCCTGCATGTTTGCCTCCGTTCGAATTATGTTTGACCGCCTCCTGCGCCGCCCTGATGAACAGCCAAGCCTGCTGCTTCGACCTGGCGGCCGCCGCCATCTCTTCCGTCTCCGCGATCTCCACGGCCGAAAGGACGCAACGGCAATTCGGGTGAGAATCGTCGATCGGCAGCGGGCCGGTTCCGAGCAAGTAAGGCCCGCCGTCGCCCAACTCTTCGCAGATCTCGCACACGTCCTCGTCCTCGGAGTTCAACCACTCGTAGGATTTCACGAGGCCGGACTTCTCCCACATTTCCAGCCCGCCGAAGATCTGGGCGCGGGCGCACTCGGTTCGAGCGATCATGTCGGATCGGTACGCGGAGAACGACGCGGCCTCTTCGATGGCCTTCCCGATGTCCGCGATCGAGGTTTCTTCCGACGCGAACCCTTCGGTCAGGATCTTCCGGATGTCCGACCTGGTGGTGTCGTCGATGGCCCACTTCGCGTTCGGGTTGTCGACGAGCTCGTCGTCTACCCATTTCATGCCGACCATTTCGGCCGCCCGCTTCTTGGCCCAGGCCCGCGCGATCTCGTTCGTCTTGCCGAGGAGTTCGCCGTCGTCTACGGACAACTGCGCCGCGACCTGCGAGATCCCGGACAAAGCGGCCGCTTCCAGTTGGGCCTGCACCGCAGGAGGAAGGGCGCGGAATTCCTCGTCCAAGGCTTTCATGATTTCGTCCGTCACGTCGTCGGGCTTGCTGGCCTTCTCGATCGCCTTGACTTTGGCCGAGGCTTTTTCGGCCATCTTCCCGAACGCGGCCGCCAGGGTTTTCGACGCGGCCTCGATCGCCTTCTCCGTGGCCGGGGTGAGTTGCCCGACCGAAATAAAGGACCTGCGTTTCGGAACGGCTTTCATGATCTTGGCCCCGCCCTTGGGTTTCTTCTTGCCCTTGGGTTTCTTCCCGCCGGGTTCGCCTCCCTCGGCCTGCTGCTTCCCGTCTCCTCCTGCAGGAGGTTGTTTATCGTCGACCGGCTCCGGGGCCGCCTTCGGAGATCCGTCCGGATTCAAACCGGCCGCGATGTTGTCCTGCTTTTCGTCGAGAGGAATGACGCCGGTCGCGGTGGTGATGGTGAGCCTGTCGGCGTTCTCCTCCGGGGCCGGATCTTCTCCTCGGGCTTCGCGGATTTCGTTCCGGGTGTTGAGTCCGGAGTCGACGCGCTTCTTGTCGGCGTCGGCTTGCTTGTCTGGATCCATGACGCCCGGCATGTCGTAGGCGCACTCATACTGATCGGCCAGGCCCAGGAGTTCGACGCAACGGTTCGTGATCTTCGTGGCGATCTTCACGTCCGGCAACAAGCCTTCCTCTTCGGCCGTCTCCTTGGCGGTTTCGCCGCTGGCGCGGTTCATCTGCCGATCGAAATACTGCGTGGACATGCCGAAGTTGAACGCGACGATCTTCACGAGCCATTCGTCGATAGGATCTTTTATCAGGGCCTCTTTGGGAAACACGATCGGCGGGCGTTCGCCCTTGGTCCCGTAGGAAGGCAGGAACCGGATCTGCCGGCGAGTGGCGAGGTTGCCCGCCATCATCGCGTTGAAGTTGTCTTGCGCGTCTTTGACCTGGTCGATCGTGATCCCGGAGTCGCCGCCCACGGGCAGAAACACGATGGCCTCGGGCGTGTTGCCCGACAGGTATTCCTGCAACTGGAACTCCAAGCGGCGCAGGCCCAGGTTGATCGTCAGGAGGATTTGCTCGACGCGGGAGAAACCGTACAGCCTGCAGGTCCTCGGGTTGCGCATGAAATAAATCAAATCGTCCGTGGTGAAGTTGCCGGAAATGATCCCGTACAAAACCTGCTGGTAGGCGGTCTGCCCTTTCGGCGGCGTGATGCCCTGGTCCGTGATCCTGCGGTTAAACGTGGCCCCGTCGAAAGGAAGGAAAGAAGCGATCTTGCCCTTGCGATCGCGTTGGGCGTAGATCGAAACGGCGTCGATCACGATCTCGTCTTCCATCCACATTTTCATCCAGATGTCGAAATCGTGTTCGCCGTCCGGCCTCTCGAAAAATTTATGGAGCGCGGTCAGTCCCTTGTCCTTCGCGTTGCGCTTCTTGAACTGCTCTTCGCTCTCCCCCGGCTGCCGTTTGCAACGGAAGGTCCACGGGATTCGAAACATCTGATCTTTGCGCGTTTCGATGAACAGCCGCAGGATGTCCCACGAGTCCGCGAGCAGCCGCAGGGTTTCGAACGTGACTCCGGAAGGCCCCGGCTCGCCCGACTTCGGCTGCCACAGGATGTTGGTACCCGGAAGGTAGGCGAATTGTCTCGGGACCGTTCCCGGAGGAGCGAACGGGCCGATCGGCTGCAGCGGGGTAAACCAACCGGAGGTCACGTCGGGCAACTGCGTCGGCGGCTTCGGAACGCGGATCTCCGGGAGCGCCAGGGTCCGCGCGTCCTTTCCGGCGAAAGGCCCCGTCGTGATCAGTTCCCCGCCCGAGAGCGAGGTCAAGGCTTTGAAAGCGTCTCGAAATCTTCCCATGATTGGCCTCACGTCAAGGTTGCTTCGCCGTCTCGAACGAACCCGTGCCAACAGCACGCGCCCTGAATCGCCACGCTGACGTTGCCAGGGCCTATGAACGTCAAGTCCTCGATCGAATGCCCGAACGGATGCCACCGGCCGGGTTTGGGATCAAGGTCGATCGGAACTCTCCCGACGAACCAGCAGATCACCAGGTGCGTGCCCACGGGCCCGCCGTTCTTCGAGAAACATTTCGGGCACAGGAACCTTACGCCGTCGGCGTCGCGGATCGCCTCGACGGGCACGCGATAGTCGCCGCCGTCCCTGAGTTCGCGCTTGATCAAACTTCCTTCGAGGTCCCGCAGCCGCATCATTGCACCACCGGTTGAGGAGGTTTGTTGTGGTCGGGCGCTTGGTTCCCGTAGTCCTGAATTTGGTTGACCCGAATTTGATCCTGCAGGTTCAACCTCCATTTTTCCGTCGGCACCGTCGGCGGCTGGCCCCAACTGGCGCCGCACCGCTTGCACAGGTGCATGACGGCCTTTTGGTTTTCGTCCCACTTCACGTCGTGCCGGCAGACGTACCCGCAGGCGGGACAGTTGGCGCGGCGGTCTATCTTGCCGAAGGCCACGCGGCGTCCGATCCTCTGCATGATCGCGGGAGAGAAACGGCCGAAGAAAAGATAGGCGATCAATTTGCTCGTCATTGCTTGAACAATCCTCCGGGCATTTCCGTCGCTAATTCAACCTGCGGTTTGTCCTGCACGAAGATCCTGAAATGGTTCGGCGGCAGCGGCTGAAAAAAGATCATTTTTCTCAGGGCCATGTCGAACTGAAATCGTTGGATGACGGCCTGATAGTTTTCGGTCGGCTGATCCAGGATCTTCGTGAAATCCCTGCAAACGGGGTTTTTACATTTCCTAAAATCCTTTTCGGGCTTGGTCGCGGTGACGTGGTTTTTCTCGTGGCGCTCTTTGCAAAGGGCCTCGACGGACAGCGAGAGGATCTTCTCGCGCTCGGACCCGCCGAAACAAATAAGCGACGCGATCATCGCGATAAGCATTCCGGGCGTCATCGCCATGCCCTGCGGCGGCGGGGCCGTCTCCGGTTGCTTCTTGGGAAGTTTGTCAAGCAAGGACAGGTCACCGGATACCATGCCGGGAACCGCCCTCAAGTTCGGTTTCGATCCGTTGTTTTCATTCATAGCCTCACACCTTCCTGAGTGGCTTTCGTTCATTGATGGACACGAATTCGCCGCACCCGTCGGTGGGCCGCTTCTTTTCGTGCCGGGGAAACCGCCTGCACTCTCCCGCGCTGTCCTTCGGCAAGGAAGCGAAGAATCGGCAGTCGGCGCAATTCGCGATCGGTCGTTCGTTCATACGTACTCCATTTCAATGATGGAGTTGTTCTCGCAGATCTTCGCGTACGGCCTCGCGTTCGTCTTCGCGACGGCCCAACGGTTCGGTGTTTCCATCGGCGAGTGGTCGCCGTTGAAAAGTAAAAACCTATCGCCCGCCCGGAGATCGTCGAATTGGCAAACCTCCAGGTATTTCATCGTGGGCTGGTTCTCTCGATCGCGGCCCTTCCGGATGGCGTAGCGCATTCCTGCAGGAGCAAAATTGAAAGGCACGGGCACGCGAACTTTAAACGGACACCAACGGCCGTCTTTCCACGTCCACCCGAGGTCGATGGATTGGTAGAAATATTCCGGGCGCGTCTTCTGCACCTTCAGGAAAAAAGGCAGCGCCAAGGCCGCCAGGATCATCTGGAAAAAGTTTCGTCGCTCCATGGTTCGACTCTCCTTTCGTTCAAAGCCAAACTTTTCTTTCGGGGTCGTCGATGAACTCGGAGACTTTCTTCTGCGCGTCGCTAAGCGACACGACGGCGTCGGTCAATCGCTCGTCGGCTCCCAACTTCTCGACCTCGACGATGGCCTCGTGGATCTTCAGTTCGGCCGGGGTCATTCGGTTGATGTCCGCTCTCCGTAAAGGATCGCTCACCTTGCCCTCCTGTTGCCGTCCGGGGCCTGCGGGATCGTCAGGGTTGGACGCTAGACCAGGCCCCGGACTATTAATTGCTCCGAGGGAGCATTTAATCTCGTTAAGTCGTAGGCGGCGTGACCGCAGTGATCGAGCCGTCGTGGATGATGTTCCCGCTCCAATCGTCGGTCGACACGCCGTAGTATCCGTTCGCGTTGTTCAAGGCCGCCCCGCCGAGGATGTTCCGGTGGACCTGGTTGAAGGCCGCGTTCGTGCCGTGAACGTCGATTTTAAGAGCGCAAGTCAACGAACCGCCCGTCGAGCTGAGTCCAACGTCGGGCATGACGCAATCCTGGATCAAGCAAGATTTCGAGGGCGCGACGTAGTTGTTCAGGCAGCCCTCGAACAAGCACCGCATGATCTTCCAAGCCGCGTGGGTCGCTCCGGCCACGGAAGGCACGCCGTAGATGGCGTATCCGTGCGACGCGGTGTTCATGTACAAGAACTCGGTGTCGATGATTTCCACGTCGTCGCTGGTGACGTCCGAATAGACCGCGTACCAGGACCCGCCGCGCCCCTGGAATCGCATCCCGATGAACTTCGCGTAATTGGCTCCCGAAAGCACGATGCCCTTCGGAATGCTCGCGCTGTAGATCGGCGGCCGGACCTTGAAATTGATCAACCGGCAACCTGCGCCCGAGAGAGTGATCAAGCTCGCGTCCGCCGTAGAGTTCTGCCACACGTTCGTGCCGCGCGGGCCTTCCCCGATGATCTTCACGCCCTGGTTGGTGATGACGATCGAGTCTTCGCTGACGGTTCCGTAAAAATGCAGGCGCGTGAAATCCGTGACCTTGTGGGCGACGGCGTACGCGAAAGTTTTCAACGGGGCCGTCCAACTGCCGCCGTTGGCGGCCTGGTCCGTGCCGTTTGAAGGATCGACGTACACGTCGCTGCCGAGCGGGGATCCGAGAAGCGCGGCGTACAAGATTTCATCCGCCGTTACTGCTTTTTCCAAAGCCAAAACCCGATCCGGAAAACTAATCGGGTTGGATTCCGATAGTGCTCCCATCATTCTTTCCTCCTGATTTGAGTTCGTTGTTGCGACCAGTCCGGCCGCAGGAAAAGCACTTGAAGGTTTCTTCGTACTGCGCAACGCTTCGGCCGCAGTCCGGACAAACCTTCCCTGCGGGCCTCGACTTCTGAGCGACCCCGCTTTTGTCCTTGACCGCGAACCGATCGTCGTCCGCGGCGGTCATCTGCGCAGCGGCCAACGATTGATCCAGCGGTTGTTGCTCCGCTCCTTGTTGACGAACCCGCTTGGCTTCCTGCGCGTAAAAATCCAGCAGGCCCAGGCCGCCCGGTTTGTAGTTCGCCAGGGCCAAGCCGTCCGACTTGTCGCACGACCGGCCCAATAGTTCTTTGACCTCCTCCTTCGGCCGAAGGAAACGCACCAGCTTTTTGACGCCTTCGAATTGCTTCTCCTTGTACGTCGCCATGCCTCCGACCACGATCAACTCTTCGCGGAGCTGCTCGTCCGGTTCGAGTGCGGCGCCAGCTTTCATGGCCTGCGAAAGTTGCCAGTACATTTCGGCCCGCACGTTGAAATAATCCGACGTGGTGGCGTTGGCTCCGAAGTGGACCCTGCGGACCCGCATCGGCTTGTCGAATCCCTCGACGGTGGTGTTCGCGAGCTCGTCTGCCAGGCCCGAGCCTTCCCCGCCCGCGTCCACGTTCGTGATGTCGCAAGGGTCGCCGGCGAAGATCCCGGCCATCCGCATTCGGGTCCTGTAGTGGTCGGTTTTCCGCAGTTCTAAGACTTTCTTGTACCGCGCGATCGAGAGGTCGCCCAACTTCACCCGGTCCTTGTCGTAACCTTCCGTGCGGTCGCCACCGGCCCGCGCCACGTCGAGGCCCCGCACGTGTTCGGCGTCTTGCTCCCGTTCCAGGTCCTTGACTTCCTTCCACCGATCGAAGCAGGCTTGGATCAAACTCATCGGGAACAAACTGTCGGCCGACTCCTCCGGGAACTCTCCCAGGACTCGAGTCCTGTAGAGCGGGTCCGTCTCGCCCCAATTCTCCAAGCGGTCCTGACACCACGCCAGCGTCGGCCCTCCTGGAATGATCTCGACGCCCGTCTTCACGTTCGGATGATCCCAACAGGAAATGTGGATGTGGTTGTACTCGGAGGAGGACGCGTGCTTATAGAACGGGCCTTCGGCCAACAGCGGGTTTCCGATTTCCAGGATCTTCGTGGCTTCGGCTTCTGCGGCGTCCCAAAGTTCCTGACGGACAGCCGAGGCCTCGTCGATGATCACCAGCACGAACTGCTCGTTGTGTCCCGCGAAGGCTTCCGGCCGGTCGCACGATAGGCCCGTCGCGTAATGACGATCGGTGATCTTCAGGTCGGTGGTGGACACCGGCACTCCGAACCAGGAACCGCCCGAGCGGTAGCGATCGCGGATGTGGCCCCACAGTTTCATTTTCACGTCGGGCCAGGACGCGGAGGTCGAAACCACGCGGGAAGGCCGCCAGCAATCGAGGAACCACAGGGCGATGATGGCCGCGTCGAGGGTCTTGCCGGTTTTATGCCCCGACCTGCAGTGGGTTTTGCGGTGCTCGATCACGCTGCGCCAAACTTCGTCCTGCTTCTCCCAGATCGGAAGCCCGATTCCGGGGATGTCCGGCATGTGAAGGCGCTCGCGGCACCACGCGATGTGATCCTTCTGCCAACGCATGCGCCGGCGAAACTCGGCCGCGCACTCGACGACGTGCTTCAACCGTTCCGGGTCGACCTGGTCGATCGGCAAATTCGCGTTAATTAGGCCCATGTGATCCATTGCCCTTGTCGCCGTTCCCGCCTCCTGGTGCTTTAGGCGAGCCGAATTCGTTGAAAAATTCGAACACTTCTTTCATGAGGTCCGAATTGGTCATGTCCGCAGGGATGGCCGCCCTGTCGTTCTTCCGGGGCTGATCTCCCGCAGATCTGGCGCCGCCGATGAAGCCGAGCAAGTGACAGCGCCGATCCGCGACGTTGTCGATGCGTTCGATCGCCTTCAGGATCGCGGACATCAAAGCCGCGTTCCCGACCTTGATCTCCTCGCGGGTTTCCATCTTCTCGGGCCTCATCGATTCCTGCGGCTCCTGGTGCGTGCCGTCTTTGTTCGGGGCGGCCTGGGTCCGGACCACCTTCGCGATCTTCCTGGTGACTTTCACGACGCCGATGGATTTCTTCCACGATCGCCACGCGGCCCGCAGCGCCCTGCGGGCTTCCACCTCGATGTCGTTGCACTTGTCGACCTCGAACGCCAGGTCCGCGTCCAGCAGGTCCCAACGGAACTGCCGGAATTCCTCTTTCGCCTTCGCCAGGTTTTTGCTGACGGCGCTTTGGGTGATCCCCATGCGCTCGGCTATTTGGAACTGGTTGAGTTTTTCCTTCAACCGAAGTTCGAGGATCTGCGATCGCCGCACTTCACTTTCGAGTTGTTGCTTGCTGCTGACTCGGCCGCTCACGACACCACCGCCAATCTCATCCCGTAGTCGTCGGCTTCGCTCGGGATCTCGACGCCGTGTTTCAAGCGCAGCCGGTTGTGCCGGAACACGCGATAGTCGACCTCGTGGTGCCAGCGGTTGAACTTCCACTTGAGTTTCGTCACGTCCGGGTGCATTCGAACTAGCATCTGCGATTTCGGCAACGTGCCTTCGACCTGGTAGAAATCTTTGTTGCACCCGCCCTTCACGGTCTGCGTCGGGGCCTTGAGTTGGAGGAAGCAATTAAACTGCACGGTGCACCAGCCCGCTTTCAGCATCCGCAAAGACAGATCCGTGTCCTCGTTGTAGCGCCCGCGCCAGCGGTAGGGCAGTTCGTTCCTGATGAGGTTGCAGGAATAGATGCGCGTGTTCAGGGAGAAGACGCACACGTGATCTTTGCGCGGCACGAACATGAAATAATTAGGGCCCGCCATCGCGACGTTCTCGAACCGCAGCGCGAAATCCTCCATGGCCCGGAAGATCGTCCCGTCGCCCACGGGGATCTGCTGTTCCTGATCGAATCGGTAGAATCGCCGGATGTTGTCGTCCATCACCCAATGCCAATCGTGGCCTGCGGCGATCGCGTGATCCCACGCGAAGTTCCTGGCGGCTCCGGGGCCTTTGCTTTTCGCGTACCCGAGCTCGTCGTATGTTTCGTACGCGTCCTGATACTTCACCTTGTCGAGGACGAGGATCTTCGCCGGGTCGATCACGGCCGCGTTGTACCAGGTGCCGAGGAGTCCGGCGCGAAAACGGGTTTCGGGCCAGTTCTCCGGTTGCTCCTGCAGCACGATCATCTTCAACTGCGGACCCCAATAAGTCCACGGGCTCGGGGCCTGCGGCGGCGGGTTGTAGTATTCGTACGAAGGATACCCGGACTCGTCGGCCAAGCGGTGAAAGAGTTCGGCCGGGGAATACATGTCGGTGTAGACGATGTTCGCGCCAGCGTCGAGGAGCTGCTTATACGTGACGTGCCCCGAGGCGATCATGGTGCCGTTCGTCGTGATCTGGATCTGAGTTCGCGGCGAGATCTCCCGGGCGATCTTCAGGAAGTCCGGCAGGCTTTCGTTCAACGTCGGTTCGCCGCCGACGCAGAGATCCACCCGGCAGGTCGGGGCCGTCCGCGCGATGATGGCCCAAGCCTTTCGCCAGGTTTCCTCGCCCATGAAATCGTACGTCTTGGGAAGCGGATCCAGCCTGCAGTTGCAGTGCCCGCATCGGAGGTTGCAGCCGTGCGTGGGTTCGAGCGACCACACCCAAGGACTCGTGGCGCCGAGCGGCTTGACGATCTTCTCTTTTCGGGCGTTCGCCGGCAGAAAGCTATTCATTGAGGTTTGCCAGGTCCGGCATGCCTGCCTGTCGTGCAGCTTGGTTTGCTTCGGGCGCGGCCTGACCTTCGGCCGCCTGCTCTGTCGTCTCCTCGGGGTTTTCAGCGTCGGAGACGTAGCGCTTGTTTTTCGCGATGAGGATCTTTTCCTCGGGCGGGTGCCACAGGAAACGGGCTTTCGGGCTGACGGTTTGTCCGATCAAACGGGCGAAGTCGTCCAGGGCTTCCTGATTTCGAAAGTGGATTATGATCGACCGCCAAGCGCCGTCTTTCGAGGTGAACTGCGGCATCCCGCCCCAGAAGGATTCGGGCTGCTGCGCGGCCGTGTCGAGGAGGTTGTTGATTTCGAACTGCTCGAATCCCGTCACGCTGAAATCGAAACCGGCGTCCTCCAGCGACATCAGTTCCATTTTCAAAAGGGTTTCGTCCCACCCGGCGTTCAGGGCCAGCTTGTTGTCGGCTATCACGTACGCCCGTTTCTGCGCGGGCGTCAGGCCCGAGAGGTCGATGCAGGGAACTTGCCCGAGGCCCAACCTCTTCGCCGCCTCGAATCTTCCGTGGCCTGCCAAGATCCCTTTGTCGCCGTCCGTCAGGATGGGATTCGTCCAACCGAATTCTTTTATCGACGCGATGATTTGTTGGATCTGTTCTTCAGAGTGGATTCGGGCGTTGCGTTCGAAGGGTATCAGGGCCGCCAGGTCGACGAGTTTCACCGGGCGCAACGCGCCCTCGTGTTCCGTCTTGGAGTCGGGTTCCTTCCCGTTCCCTTCCGTCACATTCCAACCCTCCGTGGTGGTTCGCCGGTTCCCTTTTGCGGCGGGATCGGGAACCGGCGTTGCTCGCTGCCGTCACATGAAAGGAGTTTCGGACGGATGTATGCCACTAAAGCGGGAACCAATCAAGAAATATTTTTCAGCGTGGGGAAATTCCAGGCAACGCAAACCGATTTCAGGAATGGTGGACGGCGTAATGTTCCGTCGGCTTTAAGACTTCCAAATTTTCAAAATCATTGTTTCCGGGGTCATGATCTTTATGGTGGACATAGAGTTTCGGATTCGTGACGCCTGCAACTACGCGATGTTTTCCGATTACCTTTTTGCCCACGCGAACTTTTTTATATTCCGACGAATCATGCCTGAATTTCCCTTGTTTCCGCACTTTTCTCATATATTCATTGGCGCATTTCCGGCAGTATCCACCTGAAACAGGAACCTCTAAGTGGCACTTACTGCAAAAATGTTTTCTCACTTCTATCCTCCATCGTTTCACGGGAAACGGGTCAAGACCCGCAGGGATGCAGGCGTTTGCAGACGTTTTCGATGGTTTGGCAGTCGCGGCAAACCTTCTTCGCCGGAATGCCGCCGCTGGCTTTTGCGAAGGCGATATGACCGCATTCCAGCGTAAATTTGAAGGTTCCCCGCGCACTTATCGGGCAACATTTGTTCGCGTACAGTTCCGCGCGGATGACTTTTCGCCAAGCTTTCACGGTTCGGCCTCCTCTTGGTCTTCGTCGACGCGCCGGGGTTTTGGTCCGGGCCTGCAGTAGATTTTGCCGCCGAGTATTCCGCGAAGCATGCGGTCCAAATCCTCGTCGCTCACGACCGACGCGTTTTTACCGACGCAGGCTTTCGCGTTCGCCAGGGCGTCGAGCATGGCCTCGGTCGTGATCCCGCAGAGTTCGGATTGTCCGGCCCAACACCTCGGACAATAAGGCCACAGTTGCACCTTGAATCCGGGTCCGGTCGGGCGCGTCTCGATCCGCATGGGGATCTGTTCTTGCGAGCAGCCGCAGACGCAGCAGCGGGTCAAGTCCGGGTCGTGGAAAATAAACAGCGTGGCCGTTTCGGTTTTTTTCTTGTACGGTCCTCTGCCCATGTTTGCGCTCCGTCCCTCTCAGCCTTTCAGGATTCCGGGGTCGAGTTCGGTCGGGGTCATTTCGCCGTCGATCGGCCGGATCTGGATCAGCAGGCCCCGAGCGTTCAGGATCTTGTTCAGAATTCCAAAAGTGTTCACGGGGTAACGCTCGACGCCGAACTTCAGGAGTTGATAGTCGGGTTCGGTTTCGTCCAGCAGGTCGGTTTCTCCGAAGATTTGCGATTGAACTTTTTGCACGGTTTAACCTCCTTTTTTATCAAAGACGGTTGCCTGTTCGACCTTCTCTTCGAGCTTGTTCAAAGTGCACAGGTCGAGCAGTCTTTTATTGAAATCGTTGTCCGATAGGTTTGCGTTTTCCAAATCGGATACGGCTTTTTCAGTCGCCATCGCGATCGCGGTGCTTAATCCATCCTTTTCGCTCTGAAACATAGAAACCTCCTTCGCGTCATTGCGCTGTGGTCATTCCTTTCACGGTTTTGTAAATCTCCCTCATCAGGTCCTCCGCGCCTTCCAGCTTCGTCCGTCGGGCCTGCAGGATCTTGGCGTACCAGCGCAGAATGTCGGGCATGCGGCGAAGCACCTCGGCCTCGATCGCTTCCCAACAACAATCGCAGACCAGCTTGCCGGCGAAGTGAGTTTCTCCGATAGGATCTGCGTATTGATCAATCACGTTTCCCTTTCCGTCTTCGTTGTCTTTGTGGTAAGTGGTCCCGCAGAACTCGCACGTTGTTTGCCCCACGGTGCTGACGCCGTGGCCGCACCCGAAAAGATCGGGTGAATCGTCGAAGCGCATGACTCCTCCTTACAAAATTTTCTTGCTCCTCAAAATTTCCCAATCTCCATCGTCCAGTTGTTCCAACCACGCGATGAAATCTCCAAAAACTTTTTCCAGAGCCTGCAGTCTCCCGATCGCTTCTTTGCGGGTGAGGCCCCGCTCCAAGGTGTTGCCGCATTCTTCGATCTCGCTTAAAAACTTCTCGCAGCGCAGCCGCTTCGCGGCTGCCCCTTCGTTCGATTCGCTCATAGTTTGATCTCCTTGCAGATCCGATGTATCCGCGCGGCGACCGACTCGCCCAAAATACCGCGGAGGTCCTGCAGGCGCGGGTCGTCCGACTTCAGCGGATAGTTGCTCGTGACGGTGAGTTTGAGTTCCCGGCGCATGATCGTGTCGAAGAGGTCGAACAGCATTTCCTGACGGAAGCCGGTTCGCGCCGGGGCCTTGTCGATGTCGTCGATGAACACGTGCCCGTTCTCGGCCCCGTTCAGCACTTGGAGGATCTGCGATTCGAACCGCTCTCCTCCTCCGGGTTCCACCAGGTCGGCCTTGCGCAACTCCTCGATCGCGTCCCTGGCGCTCCGGAGAACGCACTTGATGCCGGCGAGCGCGATGAATCGGTATTGCGCGATCATCAGGTGAGTCTTGCCGCTGCTGTACCCTCCGGTGATCAAATAACTATCGTAGGATTTTTGCCGCAACTCGCGGATCGCGTCGGCCTGTCCGGGCACGTCCCGGTAAGGCGCGAAGGTTTCCAGTTCCGCGTCGCGATACTTTTTCCACTCCTCCAGGATCACCCGGATGCGGTCCTGCCTGAATTGTTTTTTCGCGCACTCGCATTTCACGACGCCTCCAGTTTCCTCGAAGGGCACCCACCCGGTGTTGCTGCATTTCGGACAGAAGATCAATTCGGCTTCGCTATCCCTTTGGAACTTTGTCCGGGTCGAATCGGAGGACTCCTGTCGGATTGACGTTTCCACTCGGGCCACCGTTTCTTTGATCGGCTCCGTTCGTCCTCGCTCCTCGGTTTTGTTCTCGGTCATACCAACCTCCAAGAAATCGCTTGATGCCTCTTTGGGTTTTCTGTTGCTCCGGGTTGTTCAGGAGCCAGCCTTTCGCCCGGAGGGTTTCGGCCTCTATGTCAACGCGCGGGTACAGCGGTTTCATTTCCGCGACGTAGGCCCGCGTCACCGCGTGGGTGGTTTTCTTTCCTTTAAGAGGTAATTCGGTGAAGATCTCCTCCGGCGGGTTCGGTCCGGAAGCGATGGCTTTTTCATCGCTCCGGACAAAAGTAGTTTCTTTATACTGTTCCTGTTCCTGTTCCTGTTCCTGTTTCGCGAAGGGACCTGTTGAGCGATTTTTTGACTCGTCGAGGGGCTTCCTGAAAGGCTTTCGGAAGTCTTCACTAAAGGCTTCAAGGAAGGCTTTAAACTTATTAAACGCTTCATTTTTAAGTTGACACTCCGGTAGTTCATCAAATGCTTTACGCCACGATTTAACTACATTTGGGCTTTGGGGTGGATTGTATTTCGTCGCATTCGGAAGCCACCATAAACGGGCTTTTAAATCTACCTTTATAAGCCCTTCCCGGAAGACTTCCCGAAAGGCTTTGTCGAAGCCTTCCGCATTCCATTCCAGCGCTTCGGCGAGCGCCGCTTTTCCGGTGCAGAAAAGCCCCGGAAGGTTCGTCGTGTGAGGCCCGGTCAGTAGGTAGATAAAAAGGCTTTGGCCGTTCGGCGCGGGTTTCGAAAGTGACCTGAATTTTTCATCTGCATAAATCCTCGTGGCAATAGTTCGGTACCGCATCAGCTCTCGCATCTGCCACTCCTTCGTACGGTTGTTTGTTTCCTGTTGACCTTTTAATAGCTGCAATTCTTAATTTTTTCTTGTGCTCATCACTGAACTTTTTTCCCTTGTTGGCGCTCGGCATGCCCCGTAGATCTTCCCGTGTTTTGTCTTCATGGCAGTTGGCGCAGATGTATTGGATGTTACTCGGATCTTCGCTGCCACCTTTAAATTTCGGGATTATGTGCTCACGGTGCAGGCTTTGTCGCCAGGCCCCGCATTTACTGCAATTCCCGCTCGGCCTTCTTCTTGACGGAGGTTTCAAGTATCCCTCCGTGTTTTTGTTGCGCCAGGCTGCGAGGTGTTTTTCTTTTTCTTCTGGTGATAAAGATCTCCAAGCCCTTTTCCTGCTCGCGCTGAGTTTCGCTCGCCCGGATTCAGAAAAACGCAAACCTTTATGGGCTTCGCTCGCATTGCGCCGCTGCTCGTCCGTCCACTTCCAACCACTATGCGGCTTTGGGGACGGTTTAATTTTCGGAGGTTTCGACGCCTCCCGCTCTAATCGTTTCAGTTTGATTTTTTGTTTCGCTTCTGCGGTATGATGCCACCCGCGCTTGTGAACGACTGCTTTCATTTTCACGATTGTTTCAGGCGCATGAGGAGTGCCTTCCGGCCAAGGCATTATAAATCTCCTTTCAGTTCGATGAAACGCGACGAGCCGCAGAGACAAACTATTCTAGGACGATTCGCGGTGTCCATCGTTTTCCTTTCCTTCCTCGACGATGATTCGCCGCCAGCGGATTCCAATTTCCTTGTCGCTTCCCAGGTCATAGAACTCGCCCATCATCCAACGAGGTTCCCCATAACGAACTTGGCAATCATATTCCAGGCGGACACTCGCATCCCGCTTCCAACGTTTGCCAAAATAGGTCCCCGTCGGGAGACTGATATCGTAAGTCGCGAGTTGATCGAAATATTGCCGATCCATGATCGCCGTCTCGTCGTCGACGATGCAGACGCCGCCTCGGGGAAGGCTCATCGCGGCCATCTTCGCGTGATAGGTGAGCAGCTTCACGTGTTGCATTTTTTCTTCAAAGGTTCCCTGATTCATTCCGGTTTCTCCTCTTATGCAAGTTTCTTTACTTCGTACGGAACGCGTTCGGCCTCGATTGATTGCCATCTATAGGATGGACGTTCGCCCGAGTCCGGCCACCATCCCCACATGAGGACCTGCCAGTTGCCGGCGAAATCAATCCGGAACAGGTTTCGCCCGAGGGCGATCGTCTTTTCTACCAGAACGGGCTGCGTCGTCCTCATATTTCCTTCCTGCATTTCGGGCACTCGTCATACAGATCGCTGTGATAGGCCCAACGCCGAGGCCCTGCCCAACCACAATCGATGCAACGGACCGGCTCCGGGGATTCACGGCGGCCCCAATAGTTAGATAGGCCCCAACCGTATTTAAGGTTGAAATGCTTGGTCCTATACCATTGCCACATGCGCCACGATCGCCAGATCAGCGTCCAGGCCCACGCGAGGACCCACGCGAGAGAATAGCGGGCTGAATTCCAGGGCAGCATGATTCGCCGGATCCGGAACTCGTCCGCCAGGTCGCAGAGGACCCGCCGCGCGATCGCGGCCTCACTCCCGTAGATGGCCCGCAGGCCCCGGCGCAACGGGGTCGCGATCATGAAACCTTCGATCTCCTTTGGAAATTTGTCGTGGTGCCAGGTCGCGAAAGTTTTGTTGATCTCCCTCTCGGCGTCGAGCAGCCAGTCGGGGTGTTTGATTCCCTGTCGCGGTTTCGTGGCCCCTCCGTTCCGAATTCCGCTTTGACCTCCAACACGGCCCGCTTGAATTCCCGAAGCGCCAGGGCCATCTTTTTGATGGCTTGCATTTTCGTCATGGCCGCGCGGTACAAGGTCGGATCTATGATCGCGCCGGTGGTTTCCGCCAAGTCGATCGCCTGCAGGAACGCGTCGAGGTCCAATAGTTGAACCGTTCGCCCCACGCTAGACATCATCACCAACGTGGCCTCGTATTCTTCGGCTGTCATCGGGCACCCCCGAGCAGTTTGAGCATTTTCTGACGGGCGTGGATCTCGTCGGCTTCGAGTTCGTGGAAGTGTTCGAGAGGGCATTCGTCGATTTTGCATTCGGAATAGCCTCCGAGGTGGAAGGAATGCAAAGTCGTCAGCTGGTCGTCGACGATGGTCTCGATTTCTTGTTCGGTGAAATCCGGGTTCGTCTGCGCCTTGTTCAGGGCGTCGCGGATCTCCCGGAAGTGATTCCGGCAAGCGATGATGGTGACGGGCGTTCCGCGCCAACTATAATAGGTCATCGTGCCCTGCATTCGGGCGCGTTCGCAATCAGCACATTTCATCGGGGTGACTCCTTTCAAAACTTAATTTCTAAGATCTGCCGGCATTGCTCAACGTCGCTTTCGGCGATGTGGATCTGCCGTCCGAATATCTCTTTGAGCCTTCTGTAAAGCTGCCTTCTGGTCATCTGGCCTGATCGCCAGATCGGGTCGACGTGGGCGTGGGCCTTCATTCTCCACGCCCGCAGTTCCGCGTTCGCCATCGTGCCCAGAGGAACGCGCGTGTTTTGGTGACAGCCCACGTACGCGTTGCACGGCTTGCAGAAATAGCACATGTACGACTTCCCGAAGTTCCTGCCGTAGATGGCCTTGTTCTCGCACCATACGGCTTCGCGTCCGCAGAAAGGACAGATCATCCTCGGCTCCGGTGGACGGACCAGGCCGCCGCGAAATCCAGGTTTTGCTTTTTCATGATCTTTTCGATCTTGCGATAAGTCGCTATCGGGACCGACGCCAGGTACGGCGCTTCGGTAGGCCCGAATTTGAATTCGCGCTTGGCCGCTGCTTCGGCGTCGGCCACGCGGTGATGAGGCCCCACCATTCCTATCGGAGTATCTGATTTCTCGACCTGGCGGGTCTGCGGGTTGAGGGTCGCCCGATAGACGAGGGCGTAGCTGGTGACGCTGCTGTTGATCCTCATGGCTTTTCCCACCCGATCCCTTTCGACGCGGCGACGTGGGCCTCTTGCCCTCCTTCTTTGGACCTCAACTCGTTCATGCGGTCGCCCCAATAGATCCCCGTCTCGCCCTGAAACCACGGGTCGCCCGCGCGGGCGAAGCGGTAGTATTGAAGCAACTGGTAGTAGTTCAACCCGTCGATGTAGGCTTTGTTTTTAGCGTTTAGTTCCACGGCTCGACTCCTTTCTTTTGAGTTCGACCTTTTCCCACTCGGCCGGGTTGCTCATTTCCATCGTTCGTACGACCGTGACTCGCACGCCGTGTTGTTCCGTAACGACGAAACTAGTGCCAGATCCTTTGAGCCGGACTAGGTCGCCGCGTTCGAGGTTAATCATTTCTTCCGGTGTCATTGCGGTTGACTCCTTTCAGTTCGGTTTTGGAAACCAGCCTTCGCAGTTGAATTGGAGATCTTTCGAACCTCGATCGTCCTCGAACTTCCTGCAAAAGCGGCCTTCTTCGTCTTGATCCCAGAAAAAACAAGTCCTGCAGGCTTTCCGCCCGGGGTTTCCGAAGCAGGTTTTTTCGTGGTTTTCTACGCTTTTGAAATTGGCGCGAACCCACCCGCATCGAAACTTGCAAGCGTAGGAACTTACTTTTATCGGCATCACGCCACCCTCGGAAGGCCGAGCCATTCCCGGCCGTCCAACATGCGCCCGCTCAGGCTGGCGCCGATTCGATAAGAACAGCGGCCGTCCGGCCAACCATAGACTTTCGGTTTCATCGCCGGCAGATCATAGGCCAGATCCCCGATGTCGTCGTATCCGATCCATTCGCCGTGCTGTTTGAAGTGGAAGGGTATCCCCACGTCGCTGCATTGATCGCGGATCTCGCGAAAGCAGGCAGGAGGAGTGGGCCTCGCCTTGGGGCCTGATTCCCCGCCCGCGACGATCCAATCCAAGGTCGCGTGTTGGCAGGCCCTGGGAGAACAAGCGCAGGAGATCGAATCCCACCCGCAGCCCATCTTAATCTTGTGGAAGTCGATCGACCCGAGCAGGGGTTCGGCGCTGACTCCGCGCACGTGCGCCGGGGTCCTGAGAAGCCAGGGGATTCGCTCGTTCGCGTTCGCCTGGTCCTCGACGGACGTCATGAGCCACACGTTCGGATAAGGTCGCGCCTTGAAATCCGCGAACATGCTGTTGGCCGTGATCTCTTCGCACATCCGCTGCGGCCGCGCCGTGCAGATCAAGAAGGTGTGCCAGGGCGTGTTGTCGATCGAGGAGAAGACGAGCCGCTGCGCCATCGGCGCGACGTTCTCGTGGTACAGATCGCCCATGAAAGCGACGGCGATCCGCGAAGGCTTCTTGACCTTCTTCGGTTCGTCCAATCTCTCCGGGAAAAACTTCGCCCGCTGGTTCCAGCGGACCCCTTCGACGCCGAAGTGGGTGAACTCCTGACGATAGTGAACGTGGGCCTGCGACCGCGCCCAACAATTCTTGCACTTGTTCGAAATCTCCGTGCAGCCGACCACGGGATTCCAGGTGTAATCGACGTACGATATGCCGTCAGGCTTTTGACTATTCATTCGCGGACCTCCTTTTCGCTTTCGCTTTGTCTGCGACTTCCTGGAACGAGATCTCGACCGCGCCGTGCCTGACGGCCTGGTACCGTTTGTTCGCCGTCAAATCGTAGTGGGGAAGGGCGGCATTGGCTTGGAACCACGATCGCTTCAACCCGATCGCGTCGGCCATGGCGTGCAACTCCTGCAGCGAATCCGCGATCATGTGACAGGCCGTCTCGAAGGGCCAGATCTTGTTCTTCAACGTGCGCCTTATCGGGTCGACGTAAGTCGCCATAGGTTCGCTCTCTTTTTCTCCCGGTTCAAAATCCGGGCCAGGTTCAACAGGGATGAACTACCGCAGGCGGGACAATAGCGATCGGTCTCGACTATGTTGTCGCAGTTGACGCACAGGGCCGCTTTGTGCAACGGGATCTGTTCGGAGCGGGCGCGGTCGATCTTTACATACAGGTCGACCGCCTTCCGCTTTTTCTTCTTCTTCTCGAACTCGATTCTCCCGCCGCCGGGAACGAGAATCCAAAACCAAAACATTTGCATGATGACTTCCTCCGGGTGCGATTCCGTGCTGTATTACCGGCCGGTATATGATCGGCCGCTGTATTACTTGCTAGTCATTGCCCTCCGGGTCGGGTTCGTCCTTCCCGCTTTTGTCGACGCGGACTTTGACCTTCTCCTTGCCCGGTTCGATCCACATCGTGAGGTCCTGATATTTATAGGAATTAAGCCCGTGTTTGTGCAGGGCCTTGGAAGCCCGCCCTTCGAGTTCAACTTCGAGGGTGGTTAGTTTCATCCTCTGCTTTCGGATCTTGTGAAACTCGTGGCCTATGTCGTCCAGTTCGGGGATCGCGTTGGTGGTCCCCGGCAGCCGCTCCTGTTTGGGAACGGAGTCCTGCTTCGTTCGCGCCATCTTTCTCTCCTTTTGAATATAAGCGTTGGACTTGTTGGCGATCGCCAACCAGCACGATCAACCCGGACGGCATGGAATCCACCGGCAGCGCAGACACCCCCGCGATCACGAAGAAGGAGAGGTGAACTGGTTGGTCGGGAAACAGCGGACCCATGATTTCGGACATCATGCGATCGAGCGTCGCTTGGTTCATGAACACCGCGACCGGCTGGGCCTCCAGCGACTCGCGGTCAATCATGTGAATGATTGCGGATACGAGCATCAAGTTTCCTTCTCGCCCTTTTTGACGGGGCCGATCCACTCCTCCAACAGCGTGTTCGCGTCGTCTTCTCCGATCAACGCGACCTGCGCCGGCGAAAGGTTCAGCGCCGAACAATCCACGTAATCGGCGACGGCGTTTTCGACCAACTGCTGACAGGGTTCGGGCGAGTCGTCCGGCGCGATGAGTTTCCGAACCTCGTCTATCATGGCGTAGGAACGAATTCGCGCGCCGATCGCCTGCTGCAGCAGATAGCCCAACTTCCCTTTGTCGATCGCCATTACGTCTCCTCGATTTGGAAATGGCTGACGCCCTGCAGGGCCTCGACCATGCTGTTCTGAGCGTAAAAGACGGCGTCAGACATGAACGAAAACTCTCGGACTTCAGGAACCTGTTGGCCTTTCGGCCAAGCGGCGAAGGTGACTTCAAACCGCCTTCCGAGCAGTTTGTCTTTCCACGTTATCGTTGCGGAGAATTCCTTCAAAGCGACCTCCTTTTAGAACAACGCCTTGCCCCGATAGCCCGTGCGGATCCGGCGAGCCGTCTCGGCGATCAACGCCGCGTCGCAGGTGTCAAGATCGAGATCCGAATCGTGGCCGGGGAAAAGCTGTTTGGCGTGGCCGCACAACCTGTTTTTGAATTGAGCCTTCGTTTCTTCCGGTATGAAATTGACGAGGGCGAACCCTGGCTTCGGCTTCGGCGGTTTGTACCGCTGCTTTATCCCGAGGGCCTTGTGCCAAGTCTGCGCCCAGATCTCGTCGAAATCGATGTGGGACATGTAAAGGATTCCGAGGAGGATTCCGAAACCCCGAATGAATTTCGTGACGCGGTCCTGCGCTTCCCCGCTCCATCCCTGCTCGTGTTCAATCAGGGCGAAGGTGATCCCGGCCGGGATGATCCGCTTCTCGAAGAACGACGCGACCATCCTTTCCGACGACGGCATAGGCCAAACCTGCAGGATGTCGTCGTCGGTCAAGAGGGCGATGCCTCCGCTTTTCCCTGGGTCTATTCCGAGAAATTTCTGCATTATAATTTCGCTTTCCAGGTGAAACGCAAAGGTACGCACGGCAAGAGGCAGATCCATAAATCCGTTTCGTACCTTTGATTCCACTCGTTGTAGGACGTACGCCAGAAAGCGCCGATCCAACAATCAGACAGTTTGAATTCGACCCTGAGTTTCACGCTGGCCTCACGATCTCTGACCCGATCTCTGCGAAATCGGAATCATGCAAGGCGAACTCCCAATTAATCGCATACCAACATTGCTCGTCGGCATCCCATTGCGCCGGTTGCCAACCGTCGCCTCCGGGCCAATCAACCCAATAGAATCCTGATTTTCTCATGCTGGCCTCGCTTCTCTCGCCATCTGGATTCTGGAAGCCCAGGCGTCCGGGATCTTGGCCTCGAAATGCTCGCCCTGCGGCAGCCGCGCCACGAAACCGAATTTGAAATCCTGATGCCAGGAAACCGCCGTGCTTTTGTCGACGAGCTCCAACAGGATCGCCAGGGCCAGTTGCGCCGGACCCGAGCCGCCGTAACCCCAATTGAAACCATCCGGCGAATGGTTAAAGATCTTCTGGCTTCGCTTAGGATCGAGCAGCTTTCCGTTTATCCAGACCTGGCGGGTGGCAGAATCGCCGCGAATGATAACCTCCTTGGCCCTGACGGGCGGCCGGTCTGCCAGCTTCCAGACGGACGCCTCGCAGAAGCCTGAAGGAACGCGCTTGCCGGTGTCGACGAACAGCCCGCTCCGCAGGAGGTCCGCAACATAGGGCTCGTTCTCCGACCAGGTCTTCACGCAGAATTCGCCCTTGTGTAGTTTGTATTCCGCATCCGGCAGATTGACGGTGACCTTCATGAAAGGTTCGCCGTTCGAGCAGATGATTTGATAGGCGATCCGCTTGCCGACGTACCAGCCCTGCACGACCTGCATGCGCTCGCCCTTCAACACGACTTCCCCGATGTTCTTGAAAGCCATATCCGCTCCTCCTTTCTATTTCCGTTTCCGGTCGAAAAGGTTGGTCGGCCCCGTCCCGGCCGGTTGAGAGTCCGTCTTGCCGTTGGTGGCAGGCTTGGAGGGTTGTTCCGCTCCTACCTGCTGGCGCTCAAGAAATTCAAGATCGGTCTTGCGCTGACGTTCTGCGTCGGATTCTGTGGTCTGTGCAGACCCAGGCGAGGCGTTCTCGGCGGTACCCTTATTACCACCCTCGGGTTTTTCCGGGGTTTTGGAGGGGTCCTCCGGGGCCTTCAGGTTGGACATGTCCAAGGCTCCCGTCTCGCCGGCAGCAGCTTTGGGCGCGATGTATTCTGCCCAGGTCGAGTTGCCGTCCGCGATCGACTTCCAGATCGCCCGCAGCTGCACGATCTCGGTGGCTTGGCTGGTTCCTATCGGGTGGCCTAGCAGTTGTTCGAGCTGTTCCACGCCGACGTTGATTCCGGAGAAGGCCAGGATCACCGCTTTCTTGGCGGCTTCGGGGTCCTGCGTGACGTGCTTCTGCAGGGTCTGCTTCGACCGCGCGATCGCGTCGTCTATCAGATCCGAGGGCATCAACTGCAGGATGCAGTTCCGGGTGCAGATGGCGCCGCGACGGTTCATGAGTTCGCGGAGATCCCTTTCATCGGGCTTGATCCATTTCGTCCCGGTATAGTTCCCTGCCTTGTCGTACTGCCGACGTTGGATGGATTTCTCGAACGTGTCCTGCGCGTACACCTTCGTGTTGCTTTCCAGGTCCCACGCCCAGGCTTCTATCGTCCTGAAGTTTTCGTCGTCTGCCACCACGTTCAGGCCGTAGCGAACGTTGCCCCACACGCGGGCCGCTTCCCTCGCGACGTACACGCTCGGGCCGGTGATGGGCTTCCCTCCTCTCGGGAACTCGTAGGAAACGTCCGCGGCGAAGGCGGGACGGTCGCAGGCTTTCATGAGTTTCTGGAACGCCTTGTCCTCGTTGCGGGGAAACTTCAGGGCGACCGTGATCGCCGCTCGGATCTCGGCTTCGACCGCCGCCGAACTCATGCTCGGGACGATCTCTCCGGTTTGTTCCGTGGTCGTGGTCAACCCTGTTTCTTCTTTCTTTTCGTCCATACTCTTTGAATCTCCTTTCATGATTGGAAAATAAAGCCGCTTAGTTCTCAGGTCGTTTGATTCGCTTCACGTATTTGCACTCGGGATAATAGCCGCACCATTTTTCGGAACACCACCAATCGGTTTCCCTGGCGGGAACGAATATGCCCGCCTGCAGGGCCTTCGCCGCGACTTCGACCCTCCGCAGGAGGACCTGGAAATCCGAAACGGTGCGCGTACTCTTGAACGGGACCGCCTTCGGAATCGCGATGTCAATCAGGTAATCCATCGACAACTCTTTCACGATCTCGCCGTCGATGCGCCACGCCATCAGCGCGTATATGGTCAACTGGTCCTCTTTGTCCGCGACGTCCTTCGGAGGAGTTTTCTTGGCCGTCTTCGTGTCGCGGATGGCCTGCAAGCCTTCCTGGATGTCGATGTACCCCACCAGGTCGTAGGGAAAATTTTCGAGGATCACTTCGACTTTCCTCTGAAGGTGGGTCGGCTTGATCTTGGGCGCGAACTCGGTGGCGTGAAGCCTAGCCAACCGGATCGCCTTGTCCTTCCCTTCTCCCAACACGATGTCTTTCCCGTAGGCCATCTCTTCGCGCGAGAGGGCGATCTCTTCGTTTTTGATCATGTGTTGGTAATTGTCTGCGGTGAGATCCCGGACGGCCTCCAAAGACATCAGCGGTTCGCCCTTGAGTTTGCACCCGAGGTTGTTCGTCACGCTGTTGTCTACGGTGCGGCCCACGATGGCTGCAATCCCCGGAGGCTTTATGTTTCCGAGGCCGTACCGCTGGTAGTATTGCTCGCCGCACTTGGAGAGCATGTTGAGTTGGCTGATGGACAGGTGCCGCTTTTTCGTAACCAGCAGGTCGTTAGGATCTATCATTCGCTTTTCTCCTTTCCCGCCTTATCGCTTACGGCTTTATAGAGGTCTAGCCAGAATCGCGTCAGGTAATCCTGCAGTTTTTTTTCGGCCCGGTTAGAGTCTGCTTTTAATTGCTTCACCTTTTCGCGGTTGATTCGCAGGTCGTAAATGTTATTGGTTCCCCACCGGGATAGCTGTTCCGGCGCTTTCTTCCCGTACCTGACCATCACGTTGTTGTTACCGGAATGGATCGAGAGCCCAACGCCTTCTTTGAACGTTATGCCCTCGCAGTCTTCCTCTATTTCTATAAACCGGATGTTCGCGGGCTTGGATTTGACGATCGTCGATAGCCGTTCCCGCAGTTGCGCCCACGTAGCGCAACATAATTGCGAGCCGTCCGTCGCGGTCGCGCAGAACAATCCTTTCTTGTCGATTGCCACCGGAAATGTATTCCCGCCGACTGTGATTTCGAGTTTGTCCATCATTGCTCCTTTCCTTTGGTTTCGACGTGCAGCCCCGGCTGGTTCGTCACCCTCGCCGCGAAGATGGGAACTCCTCTTCGGATGCAAGCTTCCTGGAACAGCTTCCAATGGCGATCGTCGAATATCTCGGCGCGGTCAAGAACCATCAGGCCCAACTGCCCTTTGTTGAGGCACATGATCTCGACGGCGATGTCGTGTTTCTTGCTGTCGTTGATCCGGTCGAAAGGTTCCCCGTTGTAGAACAAGCGCCCCTCGATCAACTCCATTCCTTTGATCGGGAGTTCGGACAGCAGCGAGGTTTTCAGGCCGAGCAGTTTTTCCATCTGTAAACTGATGGCGTCGGCCTCCATCTGTTTATTGGCGAGTTCGCCTTTCACTTTGCCCACCAGCTCCCGCGCGGCTTTGGAGTTGGCGTCCTGTTCGAGCATGGTTTCGGCCTTCGCGATGTCGCCCGTCAGGCGATCGTGCTCGGGCCTGTATCCTTTCTTCAGTTCACCGAGGGCCGCTTCGCATTGGTTGTTGATCTCTCCGATGGATTGATCTCGCGCGGCCTCGGCCGTCTTGACGGCGTTCGCCGTGTCGGCCCTCCACCGTTCGATTTCTGCGTCCCGTTGGGTTTCGATCTCGCGGATCTTGGCGCGGGCTTCCTCCTTCAGCTTGTCGATCATCGCCACGAGTCCGTTTTCGAGGTCCTTAGTGACGTGGGTGCAAATGTCTTTCTTCGCTTCGTAGGCCGCGTCCGCGTCGTTGTTGATGGCCGTCGCAGCCACCGTCGTGTTGTCTTCAAGCACGGCGAGTTGGTCTCTCATTTCCTGCAGGCGGCCTTGCCAGGTCGCGTCAGGAGCGGGTGCCTGGGGAAGGGTCCGTTCCAGTTCCCCGATCATTCCCTTCTTGTCGGCAATGACTGCGTTGACCTCCTTCCTCTTCGAGTACAGCAGACCGTACAGCCCGGACTTGTCGTCGCCGATCGTCTTGAGCGCATGTTGACTAAGGTCGACCAGGGCGACCAGGTTCGGAGGAAGGAAGGATACTTGTTCGGCCGTGATCGTCTTAGGAAGCGACTTGAGAAAGATCTCGACCCGCTTCTCAGGTTTCGCCGTAAGGAAACCGGCCGGGTCGAAAGCGATCCGGCTGATGATCTTTCCGATGAACTCGGCGGGCCGGGGAAGAACCCCGAATTCTGGATGTTTAACGTCTCGACGGGTTCGGTCCTTCGTGATGATCTCGATTATCGCGATCCCGCTTTTAAGGTACAGTTCAACGCGGCCCTCTTCGGCCCCGTCCCTTAACAGATCCGGGCAACCTCCAGGCTCGATGAGTGATTGCAGGGCTTTGATCACGCTGCTTTTCCCGACGCCGTTCTCTCCGGAGATCGTCGTAATGATGTCGGGCTTGATTTGCAGCGTTTCGATGCATCCGATATTCGACATTTTAATTAATTTGATTTCCTGCTCTTCCATAGTATCCTTTCAATGCGATTGACTTTTCTGGGTGACTTCCGGGGCCGGTCCTGCGACCGGCCCTTTCTATTTCCAGGGCCGCCGCGTTCGGCCCCGTCCGCAAGTTCCTACACTGCAGAGGGTCCCGTCCTCTGCGGCCGGTTGCTGCATCCTGGGCGCGGGTCCAGGAATCTTTTACGCGATCGCGGAGTTGGTCCACCACGATTCGACCTGGCGGCCGTCCGCGCCCTTGTACCGAAGGAGATAACCTTCCTCGGCGTCCATGTATTCGGCGCGTCCGATCACGATTCCCGTTTCCCCGGACAGCTTCAGGGTGACGGTGTCTCCGATTTTGTATCTGAATGAGTCCATCGATCTCCTTTCCGAGAGCGGGCCGCCCTCGGGTGAAGACGGCCCTTCCCTTGGACTTCACTTTGGAACGAATTTGACCGTAGATTTCAGGCGTTCCCATCAAACAACCCGGAACTTCTCCTTGGTTAAATGCAACGCCGATCGCCTGACCGGCTTCTATCGAGGCGATGGGGCCTCGAATCCCTTTAATAAAGATCATTACGTTTTCGATCGTCTTTACAGCGAGCGCAGGCATCATATATCCGACGAATTTTATAAGTCCACTATTCCGTTTTGAAGTCTGCGACCTTGCCGGCGATCGCGCTCGTCGATGCTTCGCGGGTCAATCCGTGGTTGACGCTGTCCTGGAAAAGCGCGGGGTTCTCGTGCCGGATGCGGTCGTAATACACCTGCGGGATCTTGGTATATTCGGCCATCTGCCGGTTGGCCCAATCGTTCATTTCCAATTCGACTTCGCCGCCGTTCGTGAAGGTCAACAGCGGTTGTGGTTGGGTGAGGCCCCGTTCCATGCCGACGACCTTCATGCTCAGCTTCGCGGTGGGCACGATGAAATCTTTCGAGTTGTTGCGGATGTCTTCCAACTGTTTCGCTAATTCTACGATCGACTTTCCT